GTTGACATGGTTGACGTGTTGTGCTACGCGGATGTGCGCGTGGGATTGCGGTGTGGTTGTGGTGTGTCGTGTTGTGTGGTGTGGTATTATGTAAGTGTCGGTTTCGATGAAAGGAAAAATAAAATGAGTTTTATGAATCTTAAAGCATTGTCTAATTCAATTGATTTTAACGTGAATAGTATTTATGATGTGTTTGTGTATTTCGTTGATATTGCGTCCGATTGCTTAATCGAAATTCGGTTTGTCGATTGCATTGACGCATACGGGCTTAGGGATGTACTTGACGATGGCGTGTTTTACGTTCCGGGCGCACTCTGTTTAGGTTATCGTATTAATCGGTGATTGAAAAAAGAGGATTGAGTATGTTTTTGTAAGCGTAATACTTGTGATTTCGTTAAAGGTTATAGGGTACGTGGTGAACAGCGTGTTAAGGCCGTTGTTATTAGTACGAAGTGGTTTAAATGTGATTCGTATGTGTCTGATTATGTGTTTGCGCATTGTCGTGATATGGTTGATTTGATGCGGCGGGGGTTGTGGCGGGGGTGAGGTGTGGTGATGGCCTATTAGCTCAGTGGTTAGAGCGGCATTCTTATAAAATGTGCGTGCCGGGTTCAATTCCCGGATAGGCCACGCGATTGTGATATATTGGGTCATGGCATGTCATTCGATGTGTCATGACCTTTTTTTGTGAGGTGATTTGATGGATATTAGTTCGATTGTAACCGTTGTCGGAAGTGTAGGGTTCCCGATTGTCGCGTGCTGTGGCATGGCATGGTTTATCGCCACGACGTTTCGTGATTTTAATGATTTGATGACTAAGAACAATGTGCTGACCGAAGAACTTATTACATTGCTTAAGAATAATAAAGGGGATAATGATGCGAATATGGCGTAGCGTATTGGTATGCGTATGCGCATTGTCCTTGCTTTTTGTGCCATCTGCAAGTGCGGACATGCGCGGTGTAGACGTGAGCAATTGGCAGTGTGATATTGACACGGGAGCGCTTGACGCTGATTTTATTGTGGCGGGTGCCACATGGGGTGTTGGCGGTTTCGATAACATGTGTTTGACCAATGGTGTGAATCAGGCCGCGAACTATCAGCTCGGGCGCGCAACGAATAGTGGCAAGAGCATCGGCGTATATCATTACGCGATGGGGCATGATGCGAACGCGGAAGCTGACTTTTTCGTAGATAACGTGCGCGGATACGTCGGTAACGCGGTGCTTGTTTTGGACTGGGAAGCTCAGGATAATCCGCAGTTTGGTAATGGCGCGTGGGTTGAAACGTGGATACGTCATGTGCATGATCGCACTCAGGTGTGGCCGATTGTCTATGTTCAGGCGTCCGCGCTGGGGCAGCTTACTTCGTACGTGCGGGAGCATTGCGGCGTATGGATTGCGCAGTATGCGTCGGTGAACGTAACCGGCTATCAGGAAACGCCGTGGCTATATGGGGCGTATGGTGAAGCCATGCGTCAGTATACGTCGAACGGATATGTGTCGGGATATGCCGGACGATTGGACTTGAATTATTTCCGGGGCGAACGATGGCAGTGGGACGCATACGCGCATGGCGACGGTGCGAATGTATCCGCGCCGGAAACGAACACCGGGGGCAATGTATCACAGTCTGCTTGCGTGGTAGTTGCGTCGTGTGACACGTTATCCGGTATTGCCGCGCGTACTGGACTGTTGCCGTGGCAGTCGTGGCACGGATATGTGTCAGGCAATCCGGCTGTGATTTATCCGGGTGAAACCGTGTGCTATGGCGGGGTTGCGCAGTCGAATGTGGCGCGTACGTATACGGTTGTGCCGGGTGATAGTTTGTGGTCAGTGTTCGGTGCAGATTGGGCGCGTGTCGCGTCGCTTAACGGTTTGTCTAATCCGAGTCTGATTTATCCGGGGCAGATTTTGCGTTATTGAGAATCAATATCAATAATTGGCGTGTCGCTTTTTGCGCACGCCGATTTTTGTGCTATAAATATTTATGTCGCCAAAATGGTTGACAGAAAATAAAACAGATACAAAGGGTAACAAACATGCGAAAGATACGTAAGGTAATCGCGGACAGCACCATAAGCTATTATGACCGAGATGGCGTGGCACAGACGTTCCACACTAACGGAAACGTTCGTACCGTTGAAATGGCTGTTAAAGTGCTTATGGACGCCGGTATCGTTAATATCTTGGTTGACGATATTACCGTAAACAAGAACACGTATGTCATGGACGTTGATACGTTCATTGAGCACGCGGAATGTGTCGCAACTGACGTAACCGGCACCGATAATGATAACGATAACGATAACGATAACGATAACGATAATGAATTCTGAAAGGAACTGAAATGAACGAGGAAAACGAACAGATGAACGACACCACCGTGAATGAAACCGCACAGAACACCGCTGACAACTATCGTTATATTTGCACGATGGACAACAGCACGTTCGAGGGAAAACGCGCTATCGTCAACGCGCGTAATAGCGCGTTGTCGTTGAACGAGCACGGTGCGGAACCATTGACGGTTATCGGCGCTTATATCGCGCCGGGCGTCCGTTCTCAGACCGGGCAGAAATGCGCAAACGTCTATCTTTTCGGAAAGGACGGTAAGACGTATTTCAGTCAGTCACAGGGAATCTACCGCAGCGTGTTGGATATTTACGACATGTTCCCCGATTTCAACGCGCCGGACGGCATCGCTGTTGCAGTCAAGCAGACCGCACTAGGCGGCGGGCGTTCCACGAAATCGCTTGAAATCAAGTAGTTCGGAATGAAACAAAAGTGCCATAAATTGTTATGGCACTTTTTTTATAAGGTGGTGAACATGCCTAGAGCGCATAAACAAGCGGACGTTTTGACAGCGAAACGCAAGCGTGTGCGGCGTACGATAAACAGTCTGAAAAAAAGCATTACCGACACCACGCCCGAAAGCGAGGCACGCGCACGGCGCGTTTACATTCAGCGACTTGAAACGCAGCTGAAAAACACATATGTAGGCCGTATCCGCGACGCTGCCGTGCGTGACGAATTGTATCAACGCGCCAATGAAAAAGCCGACGCGCTGCTTCGGCAAATCGAAGGTGTGCGCGGCGGCAAAGGGCGTGCGAGGGAGCGTGCGCGTTCGTTCAATATTTTCCGTGAGGAAATGCGAATGGCGTCTAAAGGGTTGCCGAGTGCGCTGGGCGATGACCTAAGTCGTGAAAAAGTCAAGATATTTTGGCGATACACGCAAAACGTATGGCAACGCCCCGATGTCGCGCCGGATAAACGACTGGAAGCCATCATGAAGGCATATGACGCCGATTCGCTTAGCGAATTATTTGATACTATCATGTCACGAAACGAAAAGGCATTGCAATACGCCAAACGTATGAAAATGCATGCGGGCGAATTGGAAGACGATACGGACGTTGACGGCGGTAGCCCGATATGGCTTATGTTGGTAACGCCTGACGTGATACGATGATGAAAGAACGTAAAGATTTCAGAGTAGCGGCGATATTCGACACCGAAACAACGAACGTCGGTACAGGTGCCGAAACGCGTGCATATCCGATATTGTACATTTTCAACGATTTGCGTAATACGCCACTGGAATCGTACACCCCCGATACGGACGATGTGCGATTTTACCGGCACACGTCCGAAGCGCTGACATACATTGATAATCTTATCGAATACGGGCGCGCGCACGGCTATGTTCCGATAATCGCGGCATATAACCTTATGTTCGACATGCAGACTCTCATGTTGGAATTGGCGCAGTCGTATACGATCGCCGCTAATGCGCAGACGGCAACTAGCGTGTACACGCTTGACTTGTATGTAGGTAATGACGTGGTATGCCGTTTTTGGGATACGTTTTATCTCGAAATGGGCGGACTGCGCGCAATGGGCGAAACATGCGGTTTGCCGAAAGCGGTGGGCGACTGGGATTACACGCTTGTACGCACGCCCGAAACGCCACTGACCGAAGAGGAACTGTTCTACGCACGACGAGATGTGCAAGTGATACCCCAATATCTGCAATGGCTGTTACGCGCGAACCATTGGCTTACGCCGGAAATGCTGGGTTGCCGTGTGCTTACCAAAACGTCACTTGTGCGGCAGATGGCACGTCGTGAGATTGGCGGCCGACATATCACGTTGCAGAGCGGTAAGAAGATGACGCTTCAACGTGCTTTCGAGTTGACTTGCAATCAAGAGTTTCCGAAAAACTATGAGTCCTATGCTTTGCGCAAAGCGTGTTTCCGTGGCGGGTTGACGTTTACGAGCGCGAAAACCGCTAGTGTGGTAGTGAATAATGTTGCATCATTGGATGTGACGTCAATGCATCACGCTTTTATCAATGGCCGTCGTTTGCCGGTTAAGTTTGCGCCTATACCTTCGGATATTCTTCAAGTGGCATGCGAACGTATCGTTAGCACGCCACTTGAAGACGTATTGGCCAATTATAATGATCCGTTCCGAACGGGTATACACGCTGCCGTGAGATTTACGAATCTCAGATTACGTAAAAACACATGTTTCGAGATGTGGGGTATTGCAATCTGCCCGCGCTCGAAATTCGTAAAGACGTTGCAAGCGGATACGGATTATGCCAATAACGAGAGGGCGAAAACACAGGAAAACAGCATTAGGGCGCATGGTTATGTTGATAGTGCTGTTAACGCGACATATGCTTTCGGAAAACTGTATTCTGCGGATGAATGCATATTACACGTTAACGAGATTGAATTATGGAACGTGGCGCAAGTATATGAGTACGATGAAATGCACGTCTTATATGGAGAAGGTACCACTAAGACAATCATTCCACCCGATTACGTAACTTTGCAATCCAATATGCTTTTTGCTCGAAAAACCGATGTGAAAAATCTGATTAAACATTATCATGAGGGGGCAGCGTATACGGATGAAATACCCGATTCGATACCCGAAGGAATCGCGCACGACGCAAAATCGGGCACGTTAAGCATGAAATTTTTGCAGTCATACTATGGTAGCACCGTGAAAGGTCAATTCAACGGTATTTATGGTACTCAGGCGCAGGACATCATGAAAGCCGATTACCGCGTGACGGAAAACGGCGAGCTTGAAGTCGATAAAACCACGGTATGCACTCCCGAGAATTTTGCGAAAAAACGGCCGAAAACGCCACGCGTGCTCTACACTTACGGTATGCGGATTGTTGCGGGCAGCAGAATGCACTTGCTGATAGCCATGACGTTGCTATATCGGTATTTCGGCGATCGCGTCACGGTCACGGGCGGCGATACCGATAGTCTGAAAATCAGCTGCGCTGATGACGTGTCCGACATGGAACTTTTGAACGCGCTCGAACCATTGCACACCGCGATAGAAAACGCTATCGACATTACCATGCGACGGGTCAGAGACACCGCGCCCGACATGGCATCTACGCTGGAACATATCGGAAAATTTGAAGTAGAGGACTGCGGCGGTACGACTCGTTATGTTGAGCATATGGAATTGTGGAACAAAGCGCGTGTCAGTTTGGACACGGGCGGGCGGGCGCATGTCACTTGCGCGGGACTTCCGCGGCCGGACGGCATGTACACTATAGAAGATTTTATTGCCGATGTCATGCGCACGGGGCGCGGTTTCGCGGAAACCGTACAAATGTCGCTCGGTTATGATGTGTTGGTCGATTATGATATATGCCACACGTTGCAACGCAATCGGCCGCATGTGTGGAATAGATACGTCGGCACCGTCACCGATTATCGAGGCGCGACATATCATGTCAATGTGCCCGAAGCGATAGCGTTGTATCCGTCCGGTAGATGGCTGGGCGAATCGGACAAACAGGCGAACGGCGAGAATCTGACATACTTAAGAAACATGTATAATAGAAATGTGGAAACATTGCCCCGCGAGCTTATTGTGCGGGACGGCAAACCTATGATTGTGAGTATTGATGGCGAAATATTATTATGACAGGCTTAAAACCGTAATATTGCCGCGAAACGCAGATGTTAACATGATTATTGGCGCACGCGGTTTGGGTAAAACCTACGGTATGAGAAAATACATGATAGAGGATTATTTGAAAAACGGATATTGTTTTGCGGAAATCGCCCGTTTTCGTGAGGAAAACAACGATGTCGCCGCAGACTATTTCGACCGCATTATAAAGGATAATATTTTTCCCGATTATGAATTTCGCACAACCAATAAAACAGCTGAAATACGACGGAAGAAAACCGGCAAAAAAGAAAACCCGTGGCGGATATGCGGTTATTTTATACCTTTGACCATGCAACAGCGAAAAAAGAAAAGCACATACGTGAACGTGCGCAACATTTGCATGGATGAATTTATTATCGATAATGACGATAGATACCACACGTATTTAAAAAACGAGTTCGAACAATTGGCGAAAATCGTGGATACCGTGACGCGCGAACGTGCCGACGATACCGAGTTACGCAAACCGCGAATATTCCTTTTGGGTAACGCATGCGACGCGTTCAATCCGTATTTTCGACGTTATAAAGTGCCCCTTAATCCCGAGTATGGACTGCAATGGCTTGACGGCAAAACATGTTTGTTCGACTATGTGCGAGACGATGACTATGCCGAGCAAAAGGCAAAGAACACCGTTGCGGGGCGCATGTTGAAAAACAATGATGATATGACAGCGAAAAACAAGTTTCGGCAATTTGATACCGATTTTATCGAAAAACCGCATAAGCACGCGAAACTCACTTATGTGTTCCGTTGGTTTAAGCAAGAATATGGGGTATATGTCGATATGCGCTGCGGATATGTTTTTCTTTCTACGAAATACGACGGCGGCGCACATGTGCCATATTTTGCAATCACACGAGATGATAACAAACTGAACTACCTCACTGCGAATATGGCAAAAGAGTTGATTAAAAACCTTACATCGTATTACGCGTTAGGCTATCTGAGATATGACATGATGGAAACGCAACACGCTATGTTTGAAATGCTCAAGAATTTTGGTGTAAAATAAACACGGCGTACGCGAGGTGCCATAGTGGTATTGCTAAAACGCATCATCGATAACCACGGTTGACTCCGGCGACGATGCGGCCGTGAGGGAAAAGCGCGCCGACCACCGCTATGAAACATGTCACAGTATGCTATTCTTGAGTCGTACCGGTCACATACCGGTACGACTTTTTTCATATATGAAAGGAAAAAACGCTAATGGATGACGAAACAACCGAGGAAAAGGACACCGCCGAACGCGATGACCTCACCCCCGACGAAGCACACCGCGTAGGCGAATTCGATGACTTGCGCGACATGCTGCGCGACGTGCTGGACAAAGTGAGCGCAATAGGCGACCGTACGGACGCAATCAGCGAACGAATCGACGGTATCTATGACAATTTCACCGATTCCGTCGCGCAAATGGTTGAAAACGGCGCGACCGTCAAGGAAAACGACGATGACGCGGCGGAAGCAATCGCGCAAGCGGCGGCAGAGGACTTGGAAAACCTCGATTACACGCTCTGAAGGGAGAATGAAACATGGCAGTAGATAACGCGACCATTTTGGATAAAGTACGTCTCAAGGGTACTGACGATTATCAGCAACGCATTCCAAGCGCAACGCAGACCGGCGTGGCGAACACCATGCGCTACTTGTTCGACCCCATGAACCGCCAATATCTTAACGACTGTGTTTGGAGCATGGTCAACCGTATCGGGCTCACCGTAATGGCGCAGAACGCGCCGTTTGAAAACCCGTTGTCGATTTTCAAAAAAGAAAATCTGTATTGGGGTTCGACCGTACAGGAAATAGCCGTCAAATGGATTAAAGCGCACGGGTATAAGGATGATGCGGAAGATTTGCTGAAAATGCACCGTCCCGAAGCGGCAGTGTGGTTCTATGAAAACAACCGTCGCGATCAATACCCGATTTCATGGACTGACGATGAATTACGTCAGGCGTTCGTTGATGATTTCGGTTTGAACCGTTTCGTCGCGCAGATTATGGAATCACCGCGCAACAGCGACCAATACGACGAAATGAACATTATGCTTGCGCTGATTCGACATTACGAGCAGAACCTTGGCTTCTACAAGGTGCACCTTGACGCGGTGCCGAGCGACGAAACAACCGCCAAGACTTTGCTCAAGGCGTTGCGTGCGACAGCTGGGCGTATGCAGTTCCCTAGTACGCAGTACAATGCGTTGAATGTCACCGATATTCCGGCGTACGCAAGCCCGCAGCAGATGGTGTTGTTGATTGAGCCGGAATATCTTGCGTCGCTTGACGTCGATGCGCTGAGTGCGGTTTTCCAGCTGGATAAAGCGGACGTGCCGTATCGTGTTATTGAGGTACCGAGCCTCGGTATCGACGGTGCTGTCGCGTTGCTTGTTTCGACTGATTGGTATCAGGCGCGAGACACGCTGTATGGCACTACGCAGTTCTATAACCCGCAGACACTTTCCAACACACTGTATCTTAATCATTGGGGCGTTTACGGTGTGTCGCCGTTCACTCCATGCGCGCTGTTCACCACCGATACGGCCACTTCCATCAAGGTTGTGACTCAGACCGTGACCGACTTCACGCTGACGCCAACCACGGGCACCGTTAAGGCGGGCGATTTGATGCAGCTCACGCCGAAACTCGTGGCGACCGTCGCGCCGACCGGTACCGCCATTCAGGTGGCACCGAACGCGGCGACGTACGAAGTCGCGGCGAACCATGCCGCAAGCGGCGATGAGTCGCACGGCGCGGCGTTCGACCTCAACGTCAATACGTTCGTGGATGACCAAGCGCGCTTGCACGTGCAGCGTGACAGTCTTGTGGCCGGTGATGTCATTACCGTGACGGGTACCGCAACGTATGTCAATCCGAACGGCGAGACTACGGAACATTCCGCGACATGCACGTTCACCGTCGAATAGTCTGAATCGACTATGGTATAAAATGAGTGGTGCTTCATGTGAAGCGCCACTCATTTTTCGTATATGAAAGGATGCGATATGAAAGGGTGCGATATGGATTTTCCACATCTGCAAAACGCAACGGCGTTCCCCGATACGGATACGCGCGTGTACGGTCAGTACCGCAACGTTTTCGATTACAATGTTTGGACGCCAAACACGGTAATCAAGTTATGTCGCGTGAATTGGTATGATGATTACCACGACGTTGTGAAATTCCCCGATGACACCACAAGAAACGAATGGTTTGACAACCTAGACGGCGAAACCGTCAAGCTGACGACGAACATGTATATTGCACGCGCCGACGCGGACGGCATAAAATTGCCGGTACCTTACGCGACGGCGCAACAGTATAATTACATTGTCGTTGATTTTTCGCGTGACATTATCAATACGCCATATCAAAAAACCGACGTGCAGACACGCTATCATTTTTTCATCACTTCCGTACGCGCGGAAGCGCCGAACACGACAACATGCACGCTTATGCGCGACGTATGGACGGACTATATCAACAGCACCACAATCAACGGAATGGTGTTGACACGCGGACACGCGCCGTTAACGGAAATGACACCGCAAGAACTGCTAAAAAACCCGCGCGCGAATTGTCGTGATTTCACGCTGCCCGACGTTGACTATGGCAACGCCGCATCGAATATCAGAAAAAGCACACCGGTTAATCTGCAAAACGGTACAAGATACATCTGTGTGGCCGCAACGTTTTCACCTGAACAATTGCAAACCATGAGCGGCGTGCGCGGTACGAATATCACGGACAGCGACCCGACATACAGTAACGCCGATGGGACGGTAACGAATTTTTCGTGGGGTGCCGGAAACGTTTCCACGTCAAACGTCACCGGCGCGGGCACATCATACAATTCAATCGATAATCTTACCTCAAGCAACGTAAACATGTATGCGCTCGAATCGTCCAAAATATCGGGCGAATATTTCGACACGCTTTTCGCATATTATCCACATATCATGTCGCAAATTACAGCGGTTTTCGTCGCCACCGCAAACATGATGCGACTTGGTAACGCTATCAGTGTGAACGGCGTTGAATGGCATACAGTCAGCGGCGCACGGACAAAACTGTCCGATATTGATTTGACTATCGACGATTTCGGCTACGCTAGTGAATACGCGCAAATAACACGCCTATATCTTGCACCCTACGCGCACTTAGAGGTTTCCGACAATATCGGCAACAAAACCCGTGTGGAAATCGCTGACTGCGGGCGACTCTCGGTACAGACAGTCACGTCTTTAAGCTATCCGATATTGCGACAAATCGTATGGCTTGACGGAATCGGTGGCGACGGTGCCACGTCAATTAGTATTAACGCCATCAATGGGGCTAACATTACAACCGATGTGCCGAACGCGGACGTACTCAAAACACTCATATCGCACGACATACCAACATACGCGCTGCAACGTCGCGCAATCGATGCGCGCCGCGCCGACGCATACAATCAAAATATCGCACAAGCACGCGAAAACGCCATACTCTCATACGAAAACGGCGCACGTACGAACAACGTCAGCCGTGACAACACCGCGCGCACAGGACAAACAAGCGTAGCGAATACCGCGACCGCAAACGGATTGCGCAACACGACAACAGCTAATGCAAATCAAGCCGCAACAGACATAACAGCGCGCGGAAACACTAAACTAGATAATGAACAGAAATATCAAAATGCAAAAATAAACGCCGATTTATCAGAAGACTTGGCAGTCGCAACCGCGTCATATGTCACCGGGCAAGAACAAGCCGCAATGACCAACGTCACTTCAACTCTTGGTAGTCTCGCCACAAGCGCAATATCGGTTGGCGCGGGTTTAGCAGCAAGCGCGGCCACAGGCGGTGCCGCGCTCCCGGCTGTAATTGGCGCGGCGGCGGGGCTTAGTTCCGGTGTGATAGGTGTCGGCACGTCAAGTTATAACGCGGCGATTGCGTTGACCAATAACCAACTTGTGTACACCGCGTCAAGTGACGCGGCATCCAAAAAAGCAGCCAACGCGTTGGAATGCAACGCGGGACTTATTGCACAGGCAAAAAGTTACGCCACGGATAGCACGAATCGTTCCAATCAGCTCAACACCGATAACACTAATGCGTCTAACGCGGCCAATACGACAATAACGGGCGCAAGCGTCAGCACCGCGAACGCGAACGCGTCGGCGTCACGCAATCAGAGTGTGGATAACGCTAAACGTGTCATGGTAAACACGCGTTCCAACGTTAACGCCGCATGGCGTGACTTGCTCAATCACGCCGCGCAACCGGTGGGGGCGTATGGCGGCGACAACTTCGGACAGGCCACGGGGCTTGACACCATGACCGTGAAAATCGTAACAGAAGACAACGGCGCGATCGCGGCGGCGGGCGACTACATGCTGCGCTATGGCATCGCAAGCAACAAACTCTACAATAAGCCGTTGTTGACGCCTTGTAAGCATTTCACGTATTGGCAGACCGCCGACATATGGACGCTATGCCCGCTTGCGCAAAACGAACAATTGCAGACAATCAGGGATATTTTCAGCTCCGGTGTTACAATATGGAACAGCCCCGAGGAAGTCGGCGGCGACTTCGTACACGACAATATATAAGGTGGGAAAACATGGGACGTAAACGCACACATAAAAGGTCATTGACCCGTGCGGAAATGGGCGAACGCGGCGCACCGATGTGGCAGCAATCACAAGCGCTCAATTCGCAAGCGTATTCGATGGCGTATTCTCAAATGCTGAATATCGCGCTATCTCGTTTCAAGTGGTTGAATCTGCCGAAAACTTGCGACGCGTGGTTTTTGGAATACAATCTATTGTATTTCGGTTACGCCACAATCGCGTTCCCGCATAGCAAACCGGGCGTGTTTTTCAGCACGCAAGCGGTGACTACATCGAATTTTAACGTCTATTACAAACCGAAGAAGTGGAATAGTTACGGTATCAATGGTTGGCGTTTTCCGGTGAACAATTCTAATGGTGTTTTCATCTACGCCAATCGCGCCCGTACGCCACTCATTCCGACTATTGAATTTTTCGCGCATGAAATAGAAGATTTGTACATGACGCGGCGGCAGAATCGTTTCAATCAGAAGACACCGTTCATTCTTGAGGTTCCAGCCGGACAGCAAACGGCGGGCGTCAACGTTATCAAGCAAATCTCAGGCGGTGAAATGGCTATCATGGCGACACCGGGTTTCACTGATTCGATGAAAGCAAACGTGCTTAAAACCAACGTCGAATATATCGGCATGGAATTGCAGAACGACATTCAAAACACTTGGAACGCGTTCTATCAAGCGTTGGGCATTAAAAATCTTCCGTTGAAAATGGAACGGCAGACCGCCGACGAAATCAACGATTACGGCGAGCCGTCCGATTTACGCGCGCTCAGCGAATTAGAGGAACGGCGTGCCGCGTGCGACATTCTCAACACAAGATTCGGAAAATACCTAAAGGAACCGATACAGGTGGTATGGAACGAAGACAATGTTTCCCGCAACTACACTTACTTGACGGACGTTGAAAGATTGAACGACGATGACAATGCAGAATGACATAAACCATTATCAGCCGTGTGAATCGTACGACGATTTTCATGGCGTGATGACATACACGTTTGGCGAACTGCTTGACGTGCCAGGCGGTGTTGACTGGAATAATGCCGCATGGTCATGGCGGGACATTGCCTATGATGACACGCAATACACGCGTTGCTGCAAGAAAATCGAGAATCGTTTCTATGACAGGGAGTTAGGCGTTATGCCACCGTCAAGATGGCGACGGCACTTTCTACGCCTTATTCAAGAAATCATGCCGGCGCTGCGTCCGCTTTATGCGCTTGTAAGCAGTAATCCTGATATAATTCTCAGTGACAGCGACATATGGCATAAAATGCGGACAGTCTACAGTGATTTTCCCGCGACACAATTGGCTGAAAACCAAGACTACGCAAGCAACGCGACCGATAATCAATACGAGACGATCGCAAACGGTGATTTCATGGACAAAGTCAATCGCATAAGAAACGGCGATTACGTCGATATAGACGTGATGCTGCTCGAACACCTTGAATCATGTTTTAGCCCATTATGGACGATAAACATAAACAATTACTGAAAGGATAATGCACATGTTTCCACTGCTGCCGTTTTTCTCGGTATGGCCGTACACGCCCGCCATACCCGCGTTCTATTGGAACGCTAAAAGTCAAGAGGAAATAATAAAACATATCGCGTGCGAAATCGACCACATAACGGCATATCTTGACGAAATCGTAACCGACATAAACAAAACGTTAGCCGACTATGATGCAAGAATAAAAAACATTGAAGCGCACATAAACGATTACGCGTTAGCCATCGCGCAAATACAAGAACAAATCGAACACATAGGAAACACACAACTGATATGGAACGTCACAAAAGGCGAATACACTGATAGTAAAACCGCATTACGTGACCTCTATCGTGAATTGTCCGTTTACGGTGCGCGAATCAGTCAAATTGCTGACATTGACATAAACAAATTGTCCGAACACCGTACCGACGAAACGCCCGCAGTCGGCAACCTCACCATATTCAACGACAACACGCCCCGTGTTACCGATACGGAAACCGGCAAACCTTACCCGTCGTTATAAGCACGAAAGGATAAATTATGGCGGAAACTCCAAACTATAAGCTTGAAAAATATGACGCGGGCAGTTCGGCAAATCTATTAGACCAATATAATTCGTCAATGGATAAAGTTGATGCAGCGCTTAAGCAAATCAACGATAAAGCCGAACAAGCCGGACAGGAAAACGCGTTGCCGGACGGGCTTGAAGCATTCTGCACAGCGTTAGGTATTTCCAGTAGTAACGCGGCAACCCTAGGCGCGACGCTAAGCCACATTCTGAATAAAATCGGAACCGAAGCGTTTACCGTTACCGACCTTGCAAACGCAAAGAAAACCGCCGAGGGTTTCATTATCCCCGGTAACGTCGCATAACAGAAAGGGTATACTATGGCTACAGAAACACCGTTTTATCACCTGCCATTGTATGAAACAGGTGACCTAGCGGACTTGCGCGACGGGTACAACGCGGCAATGCGGATTATCGACCGTACCATACATCAAATACAAGTGCAAGCGGAAATTAATCACCCTCAAACGATACGAAAGGAAACCACAAAATGACAGACTATACAACCAATTTCAATCTTGAAAAATATACAACCGGTGACGCGGCAAATCTCAACGATCAATATAACGCGTCAATGGATATTATCGACACCAATCTATACAAAGTAAACACTAACGCTAGTAACGCGCTAAACACTGCAAATCAAGCCATAACGCAAATACAAACCACAAACGACAATCTAGCGGCATTAGGCGTAACCGACGAAACCACCGCCACCACGCTTAAAAACAAGATTGACAAAACCGCGTCGAATCTTGCTGTTACAACCGAAAAAGCAAACAACGCAGACAGCAACTTAAACGCGCTCGGTATAACCGACACCGTTACCGCCGAAACAACTAAAACACGTTGGGACACGGCGGCCGAGCAAGCCGAAACCAATAAAAACAGTATATCCGCGCTCAACATTAAAACAAACCAAAACGCGCGAATCATTACGCAAGCAATCGGATACAATGATAATATTGTCGTAATCGGCGACAGCTGGGTAGACGGATACTATCGTCGCGCAAAACACTTAGCTGATTCACCGGCAAACGCCATTTATGACATACTAAATCCAACCACGAAACAAACACTAGGAACAAGCGCGGGCGGGTTCTACGCAACCGGTGATGACGGCACATTCCTTGACCGATGGAACGCCGTGACCGATAAACAACATGTCAATAGAGTTATCATCATTGGCGGGCAAAATGACGCGAGTGTAATGCTAAATAACAACGTGTCATTAGCATCCATCGATAACAGCATAAACACATTACTAAACACAATACATACCGAAGCACCAAACGCAATAATTGATATATTTCCAATGTGTCTAGCAATAGGTGAATCAATGAACCGACAAAACGCAAAGTGGGCCTTGGCACCGGATTACCGGCAACAGGTTTACAACCTTTTCGCCACAAAACACGACATTCCAAACGTTGTTATACATGAGGGCGCATATCGCGCGGGCGTATGGGCGAGTCGCGCAGCCGATGGCGGTGACGATGGCGACGGCGCGCACCTATCAAAAGGCGGATACAGCGCAGTGGGCCACGCTATGGGTAGCTGTATACTACACGGCACAACATTTTTTCCGACACAAAGCGGTTTCCCTAACAACTCACAAATTAACGGCACATGGAATAATATATCAATTTTTGAAACCAACGGTATACTATCAATCCAATACAATGTAAAAACAAACGGCACGCAAAAAAATGGCGATAGACTATTCACAATCGCCAAACAATTCAGCGTAGGCGCATCAGTATTCTACAAAGACTACAGCGACAAATATTTCGTATCAATCGACCGCAACACATTAGCGCTGCAAGGTGTAAACAACATAGCCGCCGGTGACATACTCGCCGGTGGCATACGACTATTAGCTGGCTTCTAACACAAAAAACCGGTTGGCATTATCGCCAACCGGTTTTATATTTATATCAATCATCACCGTTATCAACCGAAATAACATACTTACGGCATGGCCGCCCCTTACGACTTAATCCCCTTGTAACCTCAACATAGTCATAGTCATTGCTAAGTGTCCATTCAACAACTGACGCAAGCGCAGATTCAAACGTAATAACACAATCATCAAAACAACCATTATCACGGACAGTAGTTGTTATCACATCTTCAATGCAGACTTTATACCAAGTATCAATTTCAAGTTCGATAACATAAGCATTAAAATTAATCATTTTATTTTTTCCTTTCATCGAAACCGACACTTACATAATACCACACCACACAACACGACACACCACAACCACACCGCAATCCCACGCGCACATCCGCGTAGCACAACACGTCAACCATGTCAAC